AGAACACAATCACCAACATATACAGCAACAAATACTAAAACCAAAACGAGAACACCTACGAGAACAAGAACACAAACACCTACAAGAACAAGAACACCTACATATACAGCAACAAGAACAAAAACAAAAACAAGAACACAGACACCTACGAGAACAAGAACACCTACATATACGAGAACGAAAACAAAGACCAAAACAAGAACCCAAACACCTACGAGAACAAGAACACCTACATATACTCCTACGAGAACAAAAACACGTACTCCTACGAGAACAAAATCTATTACACAAAGTAAAACCAGAACACCTACTAGAACCAAAACACGAACGCAATCACCGACGTATACTGCTACACGTACAAAGTCTATTACACAAAGCAAAACAAGGACACCTACGCGCACAAAGTCTATTACACAAAGCAAAACCAGAACGCCAACCAGAACCAAAACGAGAACACAATCACCTACGTATACGAAAACGAAAACGAAAACGAGAACACAATCACCTACGTATACAAAAACAAAAACACGAACACCTACGAGGACACCAACGAGAACAAAATCCATTACACAGAGCAAAACACGTACTCCTACACGAACAAAATCTATAACGCAAAGCCCAACCAGAACCAAAACAAGAACACCAACGAGAACGAAATCTATAACACAAACCAAAACGAGAACGCAATCACCAACATATACAGCAACAAGTACAAGAGCTGTTACACCAACAAAAACACGAACTCCTACACGTACAAAATCTATAACGCAAAGCCCAACCAGAACCAAAACAAGAACACCAACGAGAACGAAATCCATTACGCAGAGCAAAACACGTACCCCTACTAGTACAAAAACTAAAACTAAAACATCTACGAAAACAAGAACACCTACAAGAACACCTTCAAGTGCTGCAAGCAGTCCCACCACCGTGCTATTCGCTAATTTTAATAGCGTACCAACCAGCACTAGTGGAACTGGTTGTCCTTCTATATCTACCAATACAGGTGGTTCAGCAACACAAAGATCGTATAGAAATACTTCAAGTGGTACAACAACCACAACAAGATGTTTCCAATGTGATTATTCTAATACTCCTAGTGGTAGTACTGGACCGAATGGTGGTGTTGTTGACACTACGATGGCAACATCTGGTACAGCGAATTCTAGTTCCTCTTACCGCTTTATGTATACTGAAGCATCATCGAATCCTAACACAACCTATAGTTTTTATATGGCTAGTAATTCGGTACCGTCAGGTAAAACGGTAACAATTGAATTTTGGTATCATATGTATGGGTCAAATATGGGGACATTGAGATGTTACGGTCACCAGTCTAGTACATATAAAGCAACCATATTTAGTGCTTCAGGACAACAACAAGCTTCACAAGGTTCAGCTTGGATTAAAGCATCTGGTACTTATACAACTAACTCAACAACGACCAATTATGTTTCTTTTTGGGGTACAACTGGCCCTGGGTATACTTCAGACATGTGTGTTGATTCGGTTCAAATGACGTATGTATAGTTGATATATTCTGGTTTTTAAGTAAAATAATTTAAATGCCAGGAATAAAAATTTATCGTAAAAGTAAGTTAAAGACTACTAATACTGAAAAAACTATAATAGCGGAACAAATTGAAGTTTCACCCGAAAGCGATTTATCAAATAATATATCTACTCCTGATATTCCTTCTTCAGAACCACAACCATATGTTGTAGAAGGCGATGATTCAGATATAGTTGGAGATAATTATTATAAAGAATTTCCTTCCCATTTAAAAGGAAATCAAAAAATATTTGTTCAAATTGCTGCTTATAGAGACCCAGAATTAATTCCGACTTTAGTTAGCATGATAGATAATGCTGATGAACCAGACAATTTAACATTTGGTATATGTTGGCAACATAATCAAGATGATGAATTTGATCAAGAAGTATATGAATATATGAAGGATGATCGTTTTCAAGTTGTTGATGTGGTAAACAAGTTAGAAAATAAAATAAAAGATGCAGATAACATTATAGACGTAACACCAAAACAAGTTAATGAAAGAAAGTGAAATTTGGCGTCATATTAACTTGATTCAAAAAAAACAAAAGACTTGGCATTTTGTTCGAATAGAATCCTCTACAATCAACGGAATACCTGATGTTAACGCTTGTATGGACGGCAACGAATTTTGGTTAGAATTAAAATCAAATGATGCTAAGAATTATGGAATATCTAAATATCAAATAAATTGGTTCTTAAAAAGAAACAGATCTGGTGGTAAAGCTTTTATCTTGCATTACTCCTTCTTGAAGACCGAGTTCAAAATTCTCGAGATCCGAGAGCCGGGACTCCCGTTTCCCGTTTCCCGTTTCCCGTTTCGCACTCCCCACTCAAGTATAAAAAGAGCTCTACAGCAGCTGGCCCTGCGCGCTGCAGCGCAGTCCCGTTTCCCGTAACCCGCAGAAACCTTGGGTTTTTATAATCCTGCCAGCAACCGACCAGGCCCTGCGCAGCCTGGGACAGCTTCCCGTTTCCCGTTGAAAGCCCTAGTTTTCTGGGGTTTTATCATTCCATCAGAACCAGCGAAGCGCGCGCAGCGGGAAACCTTCGGTAAAGAAAAGCCCAGAAATCTGCACCTTTGACCGACCATCAAAAACAGGTTGACAGCTAGCTGTATTAGCTGTTATATATAAACTGTTAACAATACAGGAGTATACAATGAAAAAAAAATTAAGTGCCTCAGGCATGAAGAAAGCTTATGATCAAACCGATCAATATCTTTGCAGTCTAGAAAAATCTCTTGGTGTGGAAAACGCATTAAAGGGAGCTCTCATTAATATAATACAAGCTATATATAATTCGGCACCTTCATTAGAAGAAGCTCGTCACACAATTGAAGTTGCCCTTAATAATACAGAAGACCTTGTCGCTAAAGTCGAAGATCCTGAATGCCCTAAGTGTAATAGTAAAATTAGTAAACACTAATGGGATATTTACTTACATTAGCTGTCATGATTATCTGTTATCCACGGATGACCTTTTGGTTGTTCGTGGTCCTCATCTGCTGCATCCTATGAAAACCCGTTCCCGTTTCCCGTTTTGGGTCCGTCTAATTTTTCATTAAGCAGCAAAAGCTAGCGGCGGGCGCAGCGGGGAAACTTTCTGGAGGCAAATACACAAAAAAAATTTCTTGCAAATGTTTTCCATTTTGTTATAATTAAATTGTTAACAATAAAGAAAGGAGAACCCAATGGGTTTTGATATATATGGGCTAGACCCTAACCTAAAAAGCCAACGACCAACGATTGATTGGGACAAAGCAACAGATAACGATAAAGATACTTACTTCAAAGCTTTAAATAAATTTGAAGAAGAAAATCCAGGTTATTATTTTCGTAATAATGTGTGGTGGTGGCGACCTCTTGCCAACCTTATACATGCTAAATGTCATAACTTACTTTCTGATGAGCAGATGGAAGGACTATATAATAATAATGGCACAGAGTTTGATGAAGATACTGCACTCGCTATTGCTCGAAGGTTAAGCAACCTAATTAAAAATGGTTATGTTGCTGAACTTGAAAAGTCTACTAAAGCTAATGCAAAAATTGCAAGTGAGCATAATAAAAAAGTAGAGCAGAAATTAGCAGACCTTAAAAAGGAGGTTGAAAGATTACGACCTGGTGAAAACCTTGTCCCTAGAGATTATCCTTTTCCATATAATAAACACTTCGAAGAAATTTATTCGACTAAAAACTGGGACGATTCTTATCCATTTGATAAGGAGAATGTTAAAGAGTTTATTAACTTTGCACGACACTCTGGAGGTTTTCAGATTTGCTAATTAGTTCCTTCCTTGAACTGCTAGGATTATTCCTAGCAGTTTGCCTTCTAGTCATTTGTTTTTTAAGTAATCAGTAAACCCCGTCCCGTTTCCCGTTTCGACGTGGTCTGGCTTTTTTTAAACCTCCATAAACTTCCGAGCTGGGCGCGCTCGGACTTCGGTAAAACTTACCAAAAAAAAATAAAAAACTATTTTTTTTATTATAAAAATGTGGTTTAATATAATTGTGTTAACAATTAAACAAAGAGAGGTAATAATGACACAATTAAAACTTAATATTAAAAACTCTTATTTAACAAAGTTTAAAGAGGAGTTTATTTTAAAGTATGGTTTACTAAAACAAGAAGTATTAGATAAACAAAAAGTTCTAGCGACTAATAAAAACTTGGTACAAGAAATTTTTGATGAGTTAAATACATCTGTTGTTAAACTTACCAAAGTTCCTAAAATAAAAATTTCATCTAATACTTATGGTGATTTTAATGGAACAACAATTTCAAAGATAGTTCGTGAAAGTTCTTATGCAGTTAAAGGCGACGGAACAAGACTATTGAATGAAAACAAACAACCTATATTAATATCTGGTAGAGTTGATACAAAAAAACTCAAAGAGAAGTATCCAGAAATTTGGGCTGATTGTTTAGTTCCTACTAAATCAATAGAATATAAATTTGAAATTGTTAAATCTAATGCCTAATATTTTAGATGTAATAAGAGAAACAAATCTCACCACCATAGATAATGGTGGTGAGATTGAACAACCTACTGAAAATAATGTTAGAGAACCTCATTCACAATTACGATTGAACAATGCTCTAGTTGCAAAAGTATTAGAGGATATAATTGTTGAACATTGTTCTAATTATAACAATGAACAATCACAACAATTAATGAATGATGTACAATCTGCATTAAATCAAGTTAGAATATCAATCTTACGCTAACCCTAATGACGGCTCACGCTAATGTGTGAGCCGTTTTTTTTTCCTAATTCCTGCATAAAACCATAACCTGCTACGCATCATCACCATCTAATCAACCTGTTTTCCCAGGCGCGCCGGGCATGAAAAGAGGCTCTAATCCCAACTCAAATACAATATTTAGTATTGCACGTCTAGACCACGTACAAAATCTAGGTTCTTGCACGACGGCGAGTGTACAGCAAGTTATATACACGTATATAATTGCATTTTATTCTGGACTAGGTATTATGATTATATGTCAGTAAACAACTTGACCACAGACAAATTGAGGCTCGAAGTAGAGAGGCTCTTAATAGAAAACATTAAACTTTGCCAAGATCATTTTTTATATTTTGTAAAAGAGATGTGGCCTGATTTTATATATCGTAAAACAAATAATAGGGATGATTGGGGACATCACCAAATTATTGCACAAGAATTTACTAACATAGCACAAAATAAAAAAGGGAGGCTCATTATAAATATGCCACCTAGACACACTAAATCAGAATTTGCTTCTATTTATTTTCCAGCATGGATCATAGGAAAGTTTCCAAAAATGAAAATTATGCAAGTATCTCACAATACAGAACTTGCGGTAAGGTTCGGTTCTAAGGTTCGTAATTTAATTGACTCACCAGAATACAAACAGATATTTGGAAATGTTAAATTGCGAGAAGACTCTAAAGCAAAAGGTAGGTGGGAAACAAATTTTGGTGGTGAATATTATGCAGCTGGCGTCGGGGCGAGTATCACGGGCCGTGGTGCGGACTTATTGATTATTGATGATCCACACACGGAACAAGACTCTCTTTCTGATATGGCAATGGATCGTGCTTATGAATGGTATGCTTCTGGTCCACGACAGCGTTTACAACCTGGTGGTTCAATTTTACTTGTCATGACAAGATGGGCAGAAGATGATTTAACGGGTAGATTATTGAAGGCTCAAACTGAACCGAAAGCAGATTCGTGGCGACAAATTTCATTTCCTGCGGTTCTCGACTCAGGGAACCCAGTGTGGCCTGAATATTGGAACTTAGAAGAATTAGAAAAAATAAAAGCATCCTTACCTGTCAGAAACTGGTCTGCACAATATATGCAAAATCCTACAAGTGAAGAAGGTGCAATTTTAAAACGAGAGTGGTGGCGTCCATGGAAAAGTGATCACATACCTAATCTCATGCATGTCATTCAAAGTTATGATACTGCGTTTAGTAAAAGAGAAACATCTGATTATTCTGCTATTACTACGTGGGGTATATTTTATCCTGAAGAAGGTTCAGGACCCAATTTAATTTTATTAGATGCTTTGCGAGGTAAATATGATTTTCCAGAATTAAAAGCAGTTGCTTTAGATGCGAATAAGTATTGGGAACCCGAGAGTATTATTATTGAACAAAAAGCTAGTGGTGAGCCATTGACTCAAGAATTTCGGCGCATGGGCATACCTGTAATACCTTTTACACCGAGTAAAGGAAATGACAAACATACACGTGTTAATTCATGTGCACCTGTTTTTGAAAGTGGTGCTGTGTGGTATCCGTATGGTGAAATGTTTGCGGAAGAAGTTATCGAAGAGTGTGCTGCATTTCCAAATGGTGCTAATGACGATTATGTTGATTCTACTACACAAGCTATACTAAGGTATCGCCAAGGCAACTTTGTTGAGTTATACTCAGATTATGTAGATAACGAGGATCGTCCTCCAAAAGAGTACAGATATTATGGATGAAGAAAACGATAGTGGTATAGGTCTAGGTGCGGTTGTTGGTGGTATTGGAGCTGCAGCTTTAGCCATACCAAATATTAGAAAAAAAGCACTTAAGGGTATTAAAGCCTTATTTAGAGAAGAGGCTCCACCCAGAAAAAATCCTAACTTAGAATTACTTGATGAGTCTGAACGTGTTTCAACTTTACCTAAGGTTCAACAAACTCGTGAGATGACTAGATTAAATGAGCTAATGCAAAAGGAAAGAGAAGAGCTTGAAGAGATCAGAAAACAAGTTATGAAAAAACCTTTGACATTTGGCGGACAAACTAAAAGAGTTGTGGACCCTGTAAACAATCCTGGTGATTTTAATTTTGGTTCAGCTACTTATGATTTTATTGCATTACACCCTAGCAACAAACCTTTGAAAGCAGATCAGTGGATTCAGGAGTTTGCAAAACCAGGTTTGTCTACTAAATACAAAACACCTGGTTTTCAGAATGTAAATGCTAATGTGACTCGAGAAGAATTAGAAGATTTAAATTTAGCTGTTTTTGATGGTAACAAGTTAGTGGGTGGTTTTTTAAAAAGTGCAAAAGATGCAGACATAAGCATTGATAAAAAAACTCTTTT